GATCTGGACGCCGCCGGCGACCGGCTTCCAGAATGCGCCCGGCGGAATTCTGTTCGGGCGTCCGGTCCGCTTCTCACGGCACTGCAAAACCATGGGCGCCAAGGGCGACATCGTGCTGATGGACCCGCGCGGCTATTACGGTCTTCGCAAGGGCGAGATCAAATCGGCGTCCTCGATCCATCTCTATTTCGACTTCGGAGCCACCGCCTTCCGGCACACCTTCCGCTTCGGCGGCCAGCCGCATCTCTCGGCGCCGGTCTTGCCGAAGAACGGCTCGGCCACGCAGTCGCACTTCGTCACCTTGGCGACCCGTCCGTAAGGGCGCGCCGCCAGATCCCAATAGCGCCGCGCGAATGCGGCGCTCCAATCCTCTCCATCGGAGCCCGACCCATGAACGCACCCAACATCAAGCCTTCAGATCGCGTCGCCATCCTGGCCGCGATCGACCCGGACGCCGCTTCGGCCGGTGCCGTCAATTCCGCCTGGATCGACGTCACCAACTGGCAAAATCTCATGGCCATCGTCATGGCCGGCGATCTCGGCGCGTCCGCGACGCTCAATGCAAAGCTTGAGCAGGCGACCTCGGCCGCAGGCGCCGGCGCCAAGGACGTCACCGGCAAGGCGATCGCCCAGCTCACCCAGGCCGGCGCCGGCAGCGACAAGCAGGCGATCATCAACTGCTCGCAATACGATCTCGACTTCAACAATGGTTTCAAGTTCGTGCGGCTCAGCATGACCGTGGCCACCGCCGCCAGCGAGATCGCGGGCCTCCTGCTCGGCTTCGACCCGCGTTACAATGTGGCCTCAGACAACGATGCCGCGGCGGTCGCCGAAATCGTCGGCTAAATCGGTCAAAGAAGCGATCCGGCAAGCGTCGTCATCCGTCTAAACGAGTACTCCCCCGCGGGCGTCGCCGCCCCCCGAACGGTTTCTCCCGGCCGAGGCGACGCCCGCCCCCCTCTTAATTGGTCATCCCGCATGTGGCTCAATCAAACTGCGGCTCCAACAGGCGCTCCGATCACGCTCGCCGAGGCCAAGGCGCATCTCCTCCCCGATAGCGACGATGACGATGCGCTGATTAGCGGTCTGGTCGCCGGCGTCACGAAGCATCTCGACGGCCGCCAAGGCTATTTGGGCCGCTCTGTGATGACCCAGAGCTGGGAATACCGCGTGCACGCATTTCCGCACTGCGGCGTGATCGAGCTGCCCATGCCGCCGCTGCAGAGCGTCGCGAGCGTGACGTATATCGATGACGCGGGCGTCATCCAGACACTCGCGGCCGATCGGTATGTCGTCGATACCGCGACCTATAACGGCGCAGTTCGCCGGGCCTATGATGTCGTCTGGCCGGTGGCGCGTCTGGAGGACTATGCCGTGCGCATCGCCTTCACGGCAGGTTTCGGCGATGCCAATGCGGTGCCGCAGCCGATCAAGACGGCGATGCTGATGATCATCGCGCAGCTCTACGAGAAGCGTGGCGACAGCAGCGACGCCAAGGAGATCACCATCCCCGCGGCCGCCCGCTGGCTGCTCGGCCCTTACAGGATCGAGCCGATCTGATGCCCGCGATTGGGGAGCGGGACCGCCGCATCACCATTCGGCGCGATATCGGCACCGAAGTGGATGCATTCAATGTGCATATCGAGGATTGGTCGGATTTGGCAATCGTCCGGGCCAAGCGGACCGACGCCAGTGCGGCGGAGAGCTACCGGGCGCAGGAGGTCGGCGCCCAGATCTCGGCGCGCTTCGTCATCCGCCGGACGTCGAAGGTCGCCGACGTGAACCCGAAAGACCGCATCAGCTTCAACGGGCGCGAATACAACATCACCCGCGTCGGCGAGCCGGCCGGCACGCGCAACCGCTGGATTGAGATCGATGCCGTGGCGAGGGCGGAGGGATAGCCATGGCGGACGGCATCACGATCTCCATTGAAGGCCTTGCCGAGCTGCAGACGGCTCTTCGCGAGCTGCCGGACGCTACGGCGAAGAACGTGCTGCGCCGGGTTGGCAAGACGCGATTGGCGCCCATGGCCGAGCGCGCGCGCCAGCTCGCCCCGGTGGATCAGGGGGAGTTGCGCGACAGCATTGCGGTCTCGACAAAACTCACCCGGCGGCAGCGCTCACTGCATGTCAAGGAAAGCCCTGACGCGATCGAGGTGTTCGCCGGCGCCGGTCCGCATCCGCAGGCGCATATGCAGGAATATGGCACGGAGCATAACGCACCGCAGCCCTTCATGCGGCCAGCCTGGGATGCCGAACGGGACGGCGTGCTGGAGGGCATCAAGGACGATCTCTGGCAAGAGATCGAGAAGGCGGCGAACCGCCTGGCGCGGAAACGGGCGAAGGCGGCGCGCTAGCCATGGAAGAAGCCATCATCGCCAAGCTGCTGGCTGACAGCGGCGTGACCGCGATCGTCCAGGCCCGCGTCTTTCCCGTCTCCCGGCCGCAGGGCACGGGCCTGCCGGCGGTCACGGTGACCCGGGTCAGCGGCGGCCCTGAATATGCCGATGACGGCGAGGCAGGGCTTGAGGAAGCGCGCATTCAGATCGATTGCCGGGCCGACGCTTACCAGGCAGCCAAGCTGCTGGCGCGCGCCGTGACGGCCTCGCTGTCCGCGTTCCAAGGGACGGTGGGTGCAACGACATTTCAGGACATCGAACTCGATATCGAGCGCGATCTGCGGGAGAGCGGCACGAACGCGGCCGATTATCCCTTCCGGATCTCTCTCGATTTCATCGTCTGGGCTGAACGGTAGGCAGGAAAGGGCACCGACATGGCTGCAAGAATTGGCCGAAAGATCAAGTTTCGCTGGGGCACGCCGGCAACAGAAATCCCCGGTGTGCGTGAGAAGGGCGTCACACTGAATGGCGAGGCGGTCGATGTCACCGCCGATGACGACAATGGCTGGCGATCCCTGCTCATCGATCCGGCGGAAAACCAGGTGGAGATCTCGCTCTCGGGCGTGACCAAGGTTCATACGCTGAAGGCGGATTGGTTTGCCGGCAGCCGCAGCAAATATGCCGAGATCGAATATGACGACGGCGCCAAGGTCCGCGGCACCTTCTTCCTGTCGAACTATAGCGAGACGGGCGTCTACAACGACGCCGCCACGTTCGAGGCGACGCTGATGTCGTCAGGCGTCATCGAGTATACGCCAGGACTCTAATCCAACCAGATTTAGAAATCTGACGCGCGATAGCCGCCGTCAGCATGCCAGATATAGGAGACTGACATGGTTGATCTCGTCGTCACGCCGGCGAATGTCGTTAAGGGCGCGACCGCCAAGGTGGAGACCGGCATCGCCGGCGCCGCCATCGCCGCCGGCCAGACGGTCTATAAGGACCCGGCCGACAGCAAATACAAGTTGTGCGATGCGGATGCGGGCACGGCGGACGTACGCACGACGCGAGGCGTTGCGCTCAATGGCGCCGGCAATAATCAGCCGCTCGCGGTGCAAACCGGCGGGCGCTATACCGCTGGCGCAACGGTTGTTCCCGGTACGATCTATGTCCAGTCAGACACGCCCGGCGGCATTATGCCGGCGGCGGATCTTGATCCCGGCGACTATGTCACCGTGCTCGGCGTCGGCGTTTCGGCGACGGACATCGATCTCAACATTCATGTCTCTGGCGTCGCGGTCTGAAGATGGCGGTGTTTCAAGAGGTCAAGCTCGGCTGGGGAGGGAAGGATTTTATCATCCCACCCTATCGCGTGCTCGGCGCCATCGCCGAGATCGAGCAGATCATCACGCTGCCGGAGGTGGCCGCCTATAGCCAGCGCGGCACGGCGCCATTGGCCAAGCTGGCGCAGGCTTTCGGGGCTGCCCTGCGCTATGCGGGGGCAAAAGTCGGCGATGACGAGGTCTATGCCGGCATGCTTGGCGCTGGCGATGGTCAAACGGCCGCCGTCGCCTCGGTGACGACGTTGCTTCAGATGATGATGCCGCCAGGCGCTATGATGGAGAAGGCAACCCCCCAGGGAAACCGGCAACCGGCCGGTGCGCGCTTGTCAAGGCGTGCTACCAGGCCCTCGTCATCAAAGCAAAAACGGTAGACCGCGACGCCTTCTGGCGCATGTCGCCAACCGAGGTTTGGTGGCACATCGAGGCCGGCCAGCCAGTGAAAATGTACGGCTCGATGACTGAGGCCGAGGTGGCGGAAATCTATGCCGAAACCTATGGCGATTATCATCCGGAAGAGATGATTCATGGCACAGACGGCTGAGATCGGCGCGCTGCACGTAACCCTCGCCCTGAATGCGGGGGAATTCCGCCGTGGATCCAAACGCGTACAGCAGGATATCGGCACGCTCGGCAAGGCCCTCGGCGAGATCAGCGAGCGCATCAATGAGGCCTCGTTCCATTTCAACAACGGCATCACCGCGGCGCGCCGGTTTGCGGATGCGGCGATGTCCGTGGTCGGCGTCGCCGCCGAATTCGGCAAAGGCATGGCGAGTGTCTCGACGCTCGTCGATACCGCGGCCGAAAGCATGACGGAAATGGGCGAGGCAGTGCTCGCCATCGGCCGCAAGGTGCCGGTGCCGCTCGCCGAGCTGACGCAGGGGCTTTACGATATCCGTTCCGCCGGCATCCCAGCGTCCGACGCCATTGACGTCCTTAATCGCTCGGCGCGGCTTGCCGTTGCCGGCCTCGGCACGACGCGCGAGGCGGCCGATCTCGTTACCTCCTCGCTCAATGCCTTTGGGCTGAAGGGCCGCGATGCCGCCGAGGTCTACAACAACATCTTCAAAACCATCCAAGCCGGCAAAACCACCATCTCCGGCCTGGCGCAGGGTTTCGGCGCGGTGGCGGGCACGGTCGCGACCGCCGGCGTCAAGCTCGACGAATATCTGGCCAGCGTTGCCGCGCTCACCGTCACCGGCCTGCCGGCGGCCGTGGCGCACACGCAATTGCGCGCCGCCATCGCCGGCCTGACGCGCGAGAGCGAGATCGGCAAGGCCGTACTCGATGCTCTGGGGGCAAAAACCTTCAAGGAGCTGATCGACAAGGCCGGCGGCATGGTCAACGCCTTCAAGCTCGTTACACAGGCGCTTGGGGGCAATGACGCCAACATCATCAAGCTGCTCGGCTCGGTCGAGGCCTACAATGCGGTGGTCGCGCTGACCGGAAGGCAGAATACGGTGTTCACGGACACCCTAGGTAAGATGCGCAATGGCATCGATACCGTGGGAGGGGCGTTCGATAAGCAGAATGCCACCATGTCGTCGTCGCTGCAGCGGCTAACCAATGCGGTAACACAGTTCGGCATCGCCTTCGGCAATGCGCTGGCGCCGGTGATCGAGGAGGTGACAGACTTCGTCACCGGCATTACCGAGGCCTTCAAGAACCTCACGCCTGAGATGCAGGAGCTGATTGCGCGCTTCGGCATGATCGCCGCTGCGATCGGCCCGGGCGTCATCGCTGCCGGCTTCTTTGCCAATGCTCTTGGCGCGCTGATCCCGGTCTTCACCACGATCGGCGCCACGGTCGCCGCGCTCATCGCATCGACGGGACCGATCGGGCTGTTCGTGATTTCGGCGAGCGCGGCGGTGACGGCCTGGAACATCTTCAAGGACGACATCATCACCATCTTCAGCGCCGTATGGCGGGCGATCAGCGATACCATCGACAAGATCGTCGAGCGTCTCAAGGGCCTCGGCACTTTCATCGGCGCGGTGTTCAGCCAGCTTGCCTCGGGCGAGTTCACCCGGGCTTGGGAAACGCTGGGGGCGGGGATTCAAATCGCCTTGTCCGGCGCCAATGCGGAAGCGGACAAACTCATCGGCAAGATGGACGACCTCGCCAACCCGGAAACACGGGCCAAGCCCTTTAGTCTTCCCGGCATGCCCAAGCCTGTCGACTACACCGGGCCGATCGTCACCGATCCCGGCGGGGAGGAGAAGGCGCGCGCCGATGCGCAAAGGCTACACAATGCTGAGCTGAGGAATTATCTGCAATTGCGCAGGCTGCAGGCAGAGATCGAGGAGGAAATCGATCCGATCACGGCAAAGCTCGCCGAGACCCAGGACAGGCTGAACCGCGCTTTTCAGAAGGGCGCCATCGATTCCGAGCAGCTCGGCATTGCGCTGGCGAAGGCCTCGGCCGTCGCGCAAAACGCCTATGCCTCGGTCGCCTCCGGCATCGTCAGCGATCTCGGCAAGGTATTCGAGAGCTCCAAGGCGATCGCCGTCGCCCAGGCGTTGATCAACACCTATCAGTCGGTCACCAATGCGCTGGCGAATGTGCCCTACCCACTCAATCTCGCGGCCGCCGCGGCCTCTCTCGCCGCCGGCATGGCGCAGGTCGCCAATATCCGCAAGACCACCAAGGGCTCGGGTGGTGGCGGGGGAGGCGGCGCTGGCGCAGCGGGAG